TTTCCTTGAGTGGCAATTGCATTAACTGAAATTCCACCTGTACCACCGGCCCCAATTGTTACGGTATATGGACTCGCAGTTAAATTAGTGGATAACGTTTTTACATGACAAAACTGTCCTGGACCTCCTCCCGATCCTCCTCCCGCTGTCCCACTAGCTCCACAACGTCCGCTTCCTCCACCCGCTCCGGAACCCCAAACATAAAACTCGACAGATTTAGAGCGTGGATCAATAGTCCACGTACTACTTGCTAGGAATGTTGTAACTTTTGAAGATGCAGCAGCATTTTGAAATGTTGGATCTAACCCGGTTACAGCCGTTAAAATCTGTCCTGTAGTTCCATTAGAGACGCTGCTTAAAGTGCTAGTTGTCGATCCACCTATTTGAACACAATGTTGTGTTGCAGGTGATCCCACAAATGCTGTGCCAGTAAATCCGGTTACACCTGTAGTAGCTTCATTGATTGAATTTCCTGGTGTTGGCATGTTGCCTCTATATTATTAGTTTAATGTCCATGTTCCAATAACAGAATCAGCACGCCATACAGTTGATGCCCCTGCGGTAATACATATCAATCCTATACAGTCTCCTACGTTATTAGATACTGCTGTCCCTGTAATTCCAACGGTTCCAGAAGCACTTCCCATAACTATTTGTTGGTTTGCATTAGGCGTAATCGTTGCTAGTCCTAATTTTCCTACAATTCGGATTTCATCACCCAATGCCCCTGATGCTGGTAGTGTATAGGTAACACCCCCACCGCGATCGGTGATATAACCGTTTTCCGCAACTAATGTTTGTGTAGCCGTTGTAACGTCTGTCCATGCAAAACCACCGGCACTTGCCGATATCGTAATAGAGTTGGAACCATTGACTATTGATATACCGGGCCCCTGCGTCAATATTGCGGCAGACGGACTTCCTGCGGTTGATCCTATTATTATTTGACCATTAGCGAGGGGAACCCAGGTTGGAAGTCCGGCTAGTGTGCTTGTAAGTACAGCTTGGTTAACTGCTGTCAGACCTGTTACAGTATTGGTGGCACTTGAGAATAGTATTTGATTAACGGTAGTAGTCAAAGGATATGTTGCAGTACTGAACGCAGGATCTGATAATGCACCAGCCGACTGTAAAACTTGACCTACTGTTGCGGTAGGTCCTACGTTAGTAATAGTGGACGTTCCAGAACCGACCAACACAGAATGATTTGTTAAACCTATTAACTCTATAGCAACTGTGTTTAAACTTCCTGGCGCTGATGTCTCTATACTACCGCCTCCCAAAACGTTTAGAATATTAAGCGCAGGTACGGCCGTTCCTTCATCTGTAACAAATTGCGTCGGGACGCTAGGGGGAAGAGATCCCGCGGTTACCGATTTAAATATTTGACTCATTTGATACCTATGGGAAATTTATGTAGGTGTAAGAAATAGAGAAGTTACCATTAGCCGCTCCATTCCCATAAAAAATAGTCCCTTTAGGAAAGGAATATAGGTCATCATCCAATACCAGAGCCTCTTCACCTACAAATGTTTTCCACTGAATTTTAGTTTCTCCACCATTCAATGAAATGGAAATAACAACTGCCGTTGTGCTATGATTATCTAATATCAGTTTTACAGGGGGATGCAACAGCGTCCCTATCGCAACACTAGATCCCGTCATAGCCGTAATTAATTCCGGCGCTGGCAATGATTGCTGACGTATAATATACTCTGACATCTATACTAACCCTCTTGAGGCTCTTGTTTAGCTTCTTGATCTTGACGTTGCTTCTCTGAATCCTCAGCCTCTTTCATACGCTGTATAATGAAGTTTTTTAGAGAACAAGAATAATCATATAACTGCCCTAGTGGACAATCAGAGTCCACTAGAACAGAAACTTTAGGGCATTCTTCATTTTTTAATTCAATCTTGACTGTCTGTTTCATAATTTCCTGTGTGATTTAGAATGGTCTTATGATGAAGTACGCATAGCTAGACACGTCTGCAACCTGTGTTGAGGCTGGGGTTCCCAATATAACACTAGTCACAGTAAAGCTTGCGCCATTACTTATGGTATATGTGTATTCACCTAGAGTTACAGATCCATTTGTAGCTAACCTTGTCAACAGGATAACGTCTCCGGTAGCTATGTTTGTGTTAGCTATAGTCTGCGTACCTAATGTTAACACTCCTGTACCGATAAAGTCAGTTACTGCACCACCATTGACTCGCAAAGTTCTCGCAACCGAGGAAATTTCTAAATGTCCGCCAGAAACATTGAAATTCCCTGTTCCTGTTGTGGCTGTTATTCCTCCGGCTACATCCGATGCTGTAAGTTGGATCGCTGTTGCTGCTGCTTGGGATGAGGTGATATTGGTTTGCAATGCGGAATCCATATCGATCCCACCAGCCACTGCTTCTAGATTAATTGCGTCTGCCGAAGCAAGTCCTGCTGCGCGTAAGGTTAAACCGCCTACGTCTGAAAGAAGTCCGATAGAGGATACACCTGTTCCTTGATCTGCGTGAACTTGAATGGTCTCGCTTGTACCACCGTTAGCATGTAGTCGGATTGCAAGAGCTGCATCTTCTGTAGAACTAACAAGAACAGAGCCTGAAACAGAAGCTAGAGTTAAATCGATTCCAGCTCCAGTTACAGTTACATTTGATGCCGCGGCTCCATCTATAGAGAAGGCGCCTGTACTGTCTATCGTTATTCCACCTGTTCCGGCATCGACATCGATACCACCATCGGCAGCTGATGCTAAAATACGAATTGAGTCTGCGGCGGCAGCTTGGGATGAGGTAACGTTAATTTGTAATGCCGCATCTAAATCAAATCCACCAGTGCTATCAATATTTATGGCATCAGCAACGGCTTCACCGGCATTTAAAAGAATTGATCCAGCCGTAGATTGGATAGTAATATCAAATGCACCTGTGGCTGTGAAGTTAGATGCTGCCGCAGCATCTAAACTAATTCCACCTGTAGTGTCAACTATAAACCCTGCTGTACCGGCGTCTATATCGATACCACCGCCTGCATTAGATGTCACAAAATTAATCGCGTCAGCTGTTGCTAGACCTGCTGTGAATGTGATACCACCAGCGGTTGACGTTAATGCGATACTTGATGCATTTGTACCTTGTGCTGCCGTTACAGTAATTCTTTCAGAAGTACCGCCGTTAGTGCCTATTGTGATCGCTCCAGCATCGTTTTCTGTAGCAGAAATATTAACAGACGAACCAGTAGCGACAATGTCAATATCCTCACCTGCGGCAGCTCCGGAGGCTAAAATATCAATACCTCCTGCTGTGGAAGTGATTACGATCGAGTCGGCGGCGCTTTGTGTGGTTTGAATATGAATTTGAAGGGCTGCATCGACATCGATACCACCAGCTGCTGCTTCTAAGTTGATTGCGTCACCTGAAACAAGGCCTGTTGATCGTAATGTGATTCCACCTACATCTGATAGTAGGTTGACTGACCCTACGCCAGTACCCTGGTCGGAATGAACCTGTATTGTCTCAGAAGTACCGCCGTTAGCGTGTAATCTAATTGCTAATGCAGCATTCTCTGTAGAACTAACAAGAACAGATCCCAAAACAGATGCTAAAGTTAAGTCAAGTCCTGCGCCTGTTACGGTAACGTTAGAGGCAGCTGCACCGTCTATAGAGAAAGCCCCAGTTGAATCTATCGTTATCCCACCTGTGCCTGCGTCAACGTCAATCCCACCGGCCGCGTCGTCTGCTTGAATACGAACTGCATTTATTGCAGCCTCTCCGCCTGTCAGAATCAATTGACCCGCTGCACTGTCTAGGGTTAAATCAATACCAGCTCCAGTAACGCCTAGACTAGAAGCTGTAGCAGATGTCATTGTAAGACCGCCAGTGGCTCCTGTAAATGAAACTGCACCTGTAGCTGTAAGATCTGTAAATGATCCAGCCCCAACACCGGCTGCGACATATGTTGCTAATTTTAATGGAGTAATAATCCGTGTATCGTCTGTTCCTGTATTAGTCTCGGCTTGAGTGGCGATCTCTGCAATACCGGCTTGTGTTTCAGTGGCTGGAGGAACAGCGCCGGCCACAACTCCTGCAATCACTGTTGCAACGTCATTTGAAAGCGGTACATATGCACCCGCTGGAGCATTACCGTTTTGTAATTCTGATAGTGTTGCTAATTGAACTACACCGAATGTTGACGTGGTGGCTTGTTCAATACCTCCTACGTCCCAATTTCCTGCCCCTGTTGTTTCGTAAATAGTAGGGGGATTAGTAGTATTATCTTGCCAACGTGTCCCGGGATTATAAATATCATTTGTAGTTGGTGCACGTTGTGCGTATCCAATGAACTGAGGGTAAACATATGCGTCTACACCTGTTGCGAAAGGGGTCCCTTGTGATGTATTACCTAATGCTGCTGTCATAATATGGCTCCATATATATATGTAAATTATTTTTATTTATTACATGTACGGGGCGATATCGTACGACAGCCACTAGGTGCGACCTAGAATTGCGCTATCAATAATCTATCTAGATAAATATTTAATCACTAGTAAAAAGAGAAGATTTTTTTTGATTTAGATGTGTTGTTTCTGATTGGTATCATGAGGGGAGATATATTTCGAGCATTCTTCGCCTAATGGAACATGTTTCCAAGTAGAATTTTTACAGATTTTTCTAACCAAATAAAAATCGATTTGGAATATTTCACAAATTTCCTTATATTTTTTTCCCTCTAATCTTATTTTTCTTATCTGGTAAACCTTTTCTTCGTCTAGGACGGAAGATCCAATTTTAGATCCTTTGGCTTGTCTGTTCTTTTTTACTTTATCAGCCATATTATCTGCGATAGAACCAAGAAAAAGATGAGAAGGATTAACACAACTTCTATTGTCGCATGTGTGGCAAACCTGAATACCAACTGGAACTTTTCCGTAAGCATATACATAAGCATCTCTATGAGCTAATCGTTTACATCCAATTTTTCCATATCCTCCTTTATTAAAATTTCCTTTCCATATCCAACATCCTTCAGTCTTTTCAATATTTGATTCGAAAATTTTTCTTGAAAGTATTTTTCTAGAACATCCACAGCTTCTAGGGCGATTTTCTCGTTTAATTAAAGACCATCTGATTTCTTTCATATTCCCGCAATCACATTTGCAAAGGTATATGATGCCTCGGCTAGAAGTTCTTTTGCCTGTATCTTTTATAATTGTTAACATTCCGAATTTTTGACCTATCACGGCGATATCCTTTTTTGTTTAGCATCGCCCAAGTATACCACATCACCGTATTTTTCTATATGGAAATCCCCCTGCTTTTATATATTGATGCATCGCCGCGCCTAGACTCGGCGATTTAGAAGGCCACCATTCACCGTATTGATTTTTGCCTTTAGTTTTAGCCGATGCATTTCCTTTAGAGAACGCACGGTAAATATTGGCAGGAACTCCGTCATATTCGTATTCGGACCCTCCTTGAAAACGCACTTTCATTTTACCTGTTTTTTCATCGTAGGCAGTACCCCAAATATTGGAACTATTAAGATCTGCATGTTGGATGCCGTTAATGTATGGAGGCTGACCAGCTGGCATCATCTGGCTAAGCTGTTCCATCACCGCGCTTAATCGTGCGGGATTATTTAACAGCTCTTGTGTGTCAGTCGTAGGGAATGTACGTAAATAGGAAACGAATGCTTGCTCTTGTTGTCCGGCTAGAATCCAAAGAAGCTGCGCGTCATTGGAAATAGCGCCACCCAATTGAGTTGCACCAGAAGGAGAAGGTTGTTGAGGTGATACATCTTGTTTTCTTAATTCATTAATTTCGTTTTGCGATCTTTCAATAACCTGCATAAGAAGATCTTGAATAAATTCAGGTGGTTCTTCTCCTACAGAAGTGATCTGTTGAATCAACTCTGAGATCTGATCTTTTATTTGCTGTATGCGTTGTTCATTCATTATGATTTCAACAGGTTTTGTAGTGAATTAGCTATTTGATCCCATTTTGCATTTCCTTGCTGTGCTTGCTGTTGTTGTCCTTGTTGAGGTTGTTCTTGTTGTTTCTGCGCCCTCTGTCCTTGACCATAGATGGTTTGAAGAATTGCAGCCCAGGGAGCTTTGTTGTCTTTCACAATCTTATCGATTATTCCTTTGAATCCTTTACCACCTTTCTTATCTAGAGTAGCTAATGCTCCAGCTTCGAGAGGAGATCTTCCTGATTGAATTTGCTCTTGAATAAACTCATGAAGCTCAGGGGAGTATTTCTGAACAATATTTTTCTCTTGCGCAGATTCTTGCGGTTGGTTCATTTTTTCACCGATAAGTTTTTTCACCTCATCGTAATTGTATCCTTCTTGCTCTGCTCCATTGATGAACTTACCGAATCGAGGATCTAATTTTGAAAGTGCAGCTTTCGAAAACTTTTCGGGAACATGCTCGCTTATCAATGCCATTACATGTGGGATTAATGAGCTGGCAGCCCTGGAACCTACTTTTGCTGCGGCTCCTCCTACTGCTGTTAATCCTAAATTTTTTAAAACTTCTAGTGGATATTCACCACTTTCTCGCATTTTTTGCGATGCTGCTTGATAGGGTTGCATATATACCTCACTCTATTCCTGAAAACGCACTTAGCCACCAATCATTTAACCAACCATAATAATTATTCGATGTTTTTCCTAATTCGCCAATTTGACCAACTGTTAGATCTAATCTTTCTTGATTATCTATCAGATAATCTTTCCATAACTGAGGGTCATAACCTTTTTTCTCTAGTTCATATGCTACTGAAAGAGGACTCCCATTTTTTCCCATAGCTTTTGCTAATTCAGGCAAAACCTTAGAAGTTTCTTGCATTTTTTTTTCTCTACTTACTCCAGACATTCCCACTCCGGCTAATCCTGGAAGTCCAGGAACCTTTTCTCTTACAGCCTTAAGTGATGGAAGGGATTTTAATACGCTATTTAGTTTTGGTTCTTCTGAGACTGGTAACGCTCTAGCATATCCAAATTCGGGAGAAACTCCATTAGATGCAATTAAGGCATCTGCATATTCTCTTTCTTTTCCTAATGCTTTAAATGTTTTTTGCTTAGCCTTCATAGAAGATAAAAGATTTTTTGGGGAACTCATGATTAAAGCAGGTCCACCCCATGCATTTATATCGGCATAATCTTTAGATAATGCGTCAGCCTGTTTCCCATATTTCACTGCTGCTTCGCGTTCCGTTATTTTTCCCGAACGTAATTCGTCTAACATATCTTGTTTTAAACTCGAAAGGTGACTCCCAGGTATTTTTGCGCCTAATGTGTCTATTTCTTTGGATAATTCTTGTTCGCCTGTTGATTGTACACCTTGTTTTAAATCTTCTGCATTAATTTCAGCATTTGATTTATTCACATTTGCATTTATTTTTGCATTAACTGCGGCTCGTGCAGATTCAAGATTAGGGTAAATCAACGGTTCTTTAGCCATCAATTGTCGTGCTTCATATTCTGCTTCCTCTCCTGATGGAGGAATGTACGGATTTAACTTTGCTTGGACTCCTTCTGGACTAGTGACAGATCTTTTTTCGGGAGGAGGTTCATTTATAAAGTTAGTCTGATTTACTGGCTGTGGTTGTTGCTGTGGTTGTGCACCTGGATTTTGCCTTGCTACGCTATCTAAAATTTGTTGTTGTCTTAACAAATTTGTTCCATGTTCTACTATATGCGGAGTAGATCCAGGAAGTGAGGCTAATCCTGCGAATTGTTGAAATGGAGTGAGTCCTTTTTGATCCCCTAATTCTTTCAATCCAGAGGCTAATCTTCTTCGTTCAATTTCTCTAGGTACTTGCTCTTCAATACCCTTCCCAATGCTTTCGCCTAATCTACCAAACGGATCTGCTTGTCGTATTTTTTGTACCATGTGACTACCTCATCCCTTGCATATAACCAGGTAATTGGGAAACTCCGTTATTTTGCATACTTGGGCTTTTGAACGGACTAGCTTGAGGACCTTGACGGCCATAAGGGCTGTTGTTCATACCAAGGCTACCAGTATTTGCTTGTTGACCTCCAACACCATTGAACGCTTGATTAGCCATCGGATACGCTGCCGCTCCTGCTGCCGGCCCACCTAATGCTGCTGCTCCTGCGGAAACTAAAGCAGGGCCTACAGAGCCAATTAAACCCTGTGAACCTTGTTTAGTCACCATATTTTGGCTATAGTTACCCAAGCTTTGTTGCCCAATATTCTGTAGCCCTTCAGCCCCTCTCTGTCTTAGATTAGCTCTCATAGCCCCCAACCTTTCGGATAGATCCGTAGCCCCTTGGATTTGAGCGTTTCTAAAACCTGAGCTAGATAAACCACCTGCACCCATGCCGGCAAATTGTTCAGAAAGACCTGGTACTATTTCCTCATTATATTGTCGTAGTGCTGGCGCATTAAATGCGTTGATATCCGCATTATCGTTACTCATTAGATCACGATAATAGTCCGCTGATTCTCCGAATGCTCCGCTTGCACCCCTTCCACCTGCCGCATCTTGAAGGTTTTGAAAATTCCCTTCCTGCTCTGGTCTAAGAGTAGAAACATTCTCGCGCTCTTCAGGTGAACCTAACCATAATTTTTTCCCCGCTCTGGTTACTCCCCTAATTGGGTTCTTTTTTCCACCTGGTATCACATAGTCAAAAAATCCCATATCAAAGCTCCTGTATGTATTCGATGACAGCCCAAGCACGTGTGTATGCTGCTGCTACGGTTATATTAATATTGGTCGCGTCATATGTGATAGTGTCGGCGCCATTAGGTATAGGCTCGCCAGTCAATGTCGTGTCATTTGTGGCTGCTGCGTATAGCTGCATAAGGCTAAAGTTCGAGTCTATCGTTATATTGTGTGGCTGTGAGTTCAAGCCAGGTGATAATCCTGGAAATGGAACCACTGTACGTAAAATCGTTCTAAAATTCTGTGAGGTCTGACTAGCTGATATATTACCAGGGCTCGGAATAAACGCTTTTCCAGTTAACAGCTCCTCGTCTAAAAACCAGCCTATCTCACGCAAATTAATGGCCGTGCTCACTTTCTTTAATTGTTCCACAATGAACGCACGCGCATCTTCCCATTTCTCAGGTATTGAGTCGTATACGGGAACATAGCTTTCTAGCTGCTGATTATCTGACGGAGTTGTCATATCTTATGTCCCTATTGCTACCCATAAAAATCCTGTATAACTAGCGCTATTACTATTAAATACCCAAGTAAAAGCGGTCTTAGAATAAGAACTATCAATTACAATACTACCAGCATTTGAGGAAGCCGGTGCACTACCTGTGGTAAAGTAAAGTTGTGTCCAAATACTTATCGTTTTATTTGGAAAAGCTGGAGAATATGTGACTGTACCAGTATCTCCACCGTTTAAATGATTATCCGATCCATGCGTACCATCAACAAATCCCCATTGCATTGTTATTGCTCCACTAGTTCCCGAAGAAGCTCCTGGACCTGGAAGATAAGTGCGTCCAAAATTAGTGGATACTGAAGGGGCAAAATTAGAGGTTAACTGACTCAATCTTCCTGTACCTGTTAAAAATAATAATGCATTATCAGCTCTATAACCATCATTAAGTTCTACGCTAAAAAGCTGCCCGAATCCTGCTACAGTAGGAGGTATAACCGAAGGAACGTTGTTTGGTGCATTTGTTGCCGTGGTAGATACAGGATTTAAATGTATGTCCGTGTGATAACCCAATTGGGCAGACACGTTAGAAAATGGTAAATGGTCTACTCCAAAAACAGTATTGAGCTGCTCGAAATTCCCTTGTATATTCGTATAATCTAGCGATAACGGAACTGACCCCGTAGGGATTCCGGGTTGATACGTTGGCATAATTTCCTCTTTTTTTAACCTTGTGTCATTCTGCCCGCCTTGCGGATGTATAGGACTTGGGCGTCAATTTGTACGTCTTGCGTCTGTTCTGTTCCGGCCATTTGGGCATTGGATAACGTATATTCTAGCGTTATAAAGTTAGCTCTAGTTGGACAATACACTCGCTGCCAGAATTTACTTCCGCCCACATTATTCAACGTTGATTGACTTGTTGGAATTGTCGAGTTAAAGAAAGTGTCCGGTGCTGTGCTTGCATAACTATTGATCTTATTTCTAGGTAATGTATTTGACGGTTCATCGTCGTCATAATCGAGATAAACATTCAAACTAATGGCCCCAGGAGAATCTTCAGAGGTAGACTGCATTAGAATATCTATATAGCCAAGTTGAATGTTTTGTCCTTCATCTAAGAAGTTGAATTTCTTGCTTATTATAGAGAAATTTTCTCTTATCTGAATCAAACCACCGCCGATATATGTTCCGGCTGGCACGTCAAGTTGCGGAGTGCTAAATTCTAGGGTTATCGGATCGTATACCCATAGAGTGAATGTATTTTGATCGATCACTTCGATATAGAAAATTCCCCCATTCAAATTAGCGTATGGCGTGGATGCAGGAATAGACGTAATCTCAATAACGAAACCTGTATTCATATTGTGATTAGGACTGGTAATTACCGTTGGAGTCCCTGTGATCGGAGGTCCGGAGGTTGCATGTCCTAGTATAGCGGAAATATAAAGACTGACGTCGTTTGTTGTGATGCCGTCTACGTCTATATACTCAATAAATCCCTGTTGATTCCCTGCGACAATTGAGGGAATTCCGGCAGGTTCCGAGTCTTTCCATGAGAAATTACACTCAATCCATGGAATCGGAGTGCTTAACCACGTTCTACTGTTTACTGGTTGGAAATTACCTAGAGTTGTCAATGAGTCGTTAAATAGTGCCCATGAATCGTTTTCGTAGTTGTAAACCAATCGTTGATTAGGGAATATCCAAGTTGTCCCGTCGGCTCCTGGAAAAGCCTCGTATTGACTTAGAACTGGTATTGTCCAATAGGCTAGGCGACGAATAAAGTCTCTAATGCCATGAACGCGATAAGGGCCATTATTTTTGATCTGGAATCCGAAAACTATATCAGGAATTTTGATATCGATTCGTTGAGATTGATAGCTATCGCATTCTACAATTCCCTTATCACCGATTCCGACAAGGGAAGTATCGAACTGAACAGCAGAGAATGGACCTTCTCCTCCAAGCTCACTATTGACTCGCTCTATCTGAAATGGCGCAATCGAGCGACCCGTATAACGAAGCTGCCAAGTCGAACGCTCGCAATAAATAACGAGATTATCCCTAACAAAACCGACAGATACAATATCCTCGCTAGTTGGTATATCAAGAAAGCCACCTTGTCCTCTTATATCGTCTCTCCAAGATCCTTTTGCTGGAACTCCTGGAGATGGTGCTGTAAATGGTATGAACGGATTACCGATTGTTGACCAACGTATCCGATTTGAATAATTTACAGCTTGCGCTGCATCAGTGCCTTCCCATGTATTAAACGCAACCAATCGACCACGAAAAGGAAGGAATGAGAGGCAATTTACAAAATAATTAGGCGCTGCATCTATTTGTCCATAGGTAGGAGGTACAAAATCAAGCCAGGTGATACCATCCGTTATTCTAATTGGATCTGAAGTTGCTCCCTTAGCGCCTGTATTATTTGTAACCCAGAAAAGCTTTTGGTTTGTGGTGGTAAACGGAGGGTTAGAACTTACCCAATAGTTTGTAGACCAGAAAAAACTTGTTCCTGAAACCGCCTCGCCTGATGCGTTCCATGTAGTACCAGGAATAAACTCCACAAAATGATTTAATGTACTATCGAAAATATAGGCATAAACTTGATCAAAAAATATCGTCTGATCTATTGCGCTATTTTGTAGCTCCTGCGTCCTAATTCCCATCACAGGAAGTCCAGGATAATAATATAATGTGATTGTAAGTGCGCTACCAAATGCTTGAGCAGTTGTGAATGTGATGACACCAGATATATAATTTATTGTTGCTGAACCTGATGGAGTTCCAGTTAAAGTACCGTTTCCATTATCTACATACGTTTCAGCACCCAGAGTAATAACGATTGATCCGGGAACTATAGTGCGAGTTGCTTCAGTGATAGATAGAAACGTGTAGAGATTAAAGCTTGCGACTGTATATGTGCTTGTCCTAGTGACAGAGCGTTGAAGTCTGCCAAGTAAAACGTATGCCCGTTTTCTTAGGATTCTCTCGCGCCATACATACGCATTCTGTAAAGTAGGGTATGCATCGTTAGGTAAAAGAAACTCTTCTCGATTTTTAACGAGTCCAGTTTCGTTACCTGTGATTTTGAGAGGGCTATAGCCTGCCATTAGAAACCTACTCCGTAGCCAGTTCCAACGCCGTAGCCGATATTTGTGCTATTAAACAGGGTAATGTTAGGCTGATTGATTTCTTCGACCGCCTGACGCTCTAAAACAAGTCCTTCCTGACGTTCAAATCCTTCACGTAGATTCTCTACCCCTTCCATGTCTTGACGATCTCTTAAAATCTCCATTGCAGCGCCGTACGCGATATATTGGCTCCACTGATTCAATACCGGATGATCTGTTGTTTGCATGAATTGAACAGGCGTCTGATAAGTTTCTACCTCGACGAGATACACGTTGTCCGGAACTGGTCTTATTGTGAGCTCGTTATTCCAGAAAAGAAGATTGTAGGGTCTACCCACTTGATATGTTGCTGCCCATACATTTAGAGTTGATCCTGGTTGCAATGGAACAGGGATCAAGAGGGTTATCTGCGTTGTAACATAGTTTACAGTTCCGCAATACTGAGTCGTTAAAGGCGTAGGCGGATAGGGTTGATTACCTGGAACGTTAGCATTCTGTTGTCCACCTAATGGCGATAGATTTGGAATGGATGGAACTTGAACATTTAGGGAATTCAGGTAAACGTTATTGCCTACAGAGTTTTGCTGAACAAAAATTAGCTTACCATTAGTCGTATTACTTCCTATGCCGAAGGCATCTACAACGGCGCCCCCATCATCGATGATACGTATTGGATCACCGTTTTCATCTATACCACCGATAACAAGCTGTGTGCTTAAAATACCAAAATTAGGCTGCGGAAATGGATTAACGTTATTACCAAAAAGACTAAATGAAAATGTATTTGAAGATGTCCAGGTTCCACCACTAACATAAGGTGTAAAACCTGTGCTATCAATACCATTTAATGTAAACCTATTGGCATTTATAATCGTTACTGTATAAGTCTCTCCATTCAACTCAGTCATGCCCACAACATTGTTTATGGTAATAATTGAACCATCTGATAGACCATGTTGAGAGCTCCTAACTATACAAGGATTGCTTTGCTGAACATTTAAAATAGTTCCTGATAAACCTGTTCCGCCTTGAGGTTGAAATTGTGTGGGATATCTAGGATAAAGATTATATAGCTGATCTCTATTCTTAAAAAAATTCCCTCCTATTCCTTGGAAATAGACAGGTCCGCGAAAGCCCTGTAGATTGTTTACATCTACAGGGTATCTATCAACGTTCGGAATCGTCAAAAATTTATAGACCTGACGAGTCTGATCCATTTTTATCGCATAAGGGAAGTCTGAATTATAAAACAAATTTATAGCGTTTTGGATGTCTACACTCTTCAAAGCGCTTTCGCTTGCGGATGCAGTCAAACGCCTAACTTTCTTCTCTATGGAGGTGTATGTTGTGTCTGACTGTACTACCGAGCTCATGATTGAACCTCAAATAAATTTAGAAACCAACGGCACTAAAGCGGTGAAGCCACTCGCCTTCTTGATCGCTATCTAAAGGACTGTCATCGCTTCTAACTGATTTTCCGTCAATTTCTAGCAGACCGCTACGTTGCTTCATGATCTTGTTTTTGTCGTTCACTTCGTTTACTAATCCAAGAGGCACTTCGTAAGTTTTACCAGGTATGAAATTCCAGATCTGAATAGGATCACCAGCATATTTGCAATAAGGCTTTGTCAATCTCTCATGTCTACCGCGTGAGTTCATGTATTCAGCTTTCACAAGTCTAGCATCTTCTTTCTTTTGTCGTTCCAGCTCTTTTTTGTGTTCTGGCTTCATGTTTTTGAAGTCGTCAAATGGTACACTGTTGGTGAGTGTGTTGATTAGCCCATGGAGTTCACCACTAGCTGTAGATAGCATTAGTTGTTTTGACATATCAATTTCCTAGGTTATTTAATGATTGGAAAGGGGCCTTGCCCGTTGTATTATTGAATTCTAGATTTCTTGATCCATATGGTGCGATAGTTGCCGGCTGTGTTACGTTTCCCGATGGCACTACAAATGCATCAAAAAGACTGGAGTCTAAGTTTAGGGTAAAATCTAACCCATTTATTGCTGTAATCGTTCCTACTAGATTATTGGCCTGATACATTTTGTAGGTAGTAGGTACAAATAAACGTACTGCCATTCCAACAATATAGGTGTTTGCCTCTGACGTAATATTCGCAATATCCAGGGTAATCACCATAGGGGATGATTTTGTAATCGCTGTGATCACTAGCGAACTAGGTATTGTGATTACTCCAGGCAAATATTGATTTGGCATTCAATCCCTATTAAAAAGGAGGGGAGACCTCTCGATCACCCTCCATTCTTTGTTTAACCCAAACAAAATTATTACGTTCCTGTTTCAATCATAATTATATAATCAATTATGAGGGAATGGGTGAGTTTATGGTCCCGGTCTCCATTTTGAATGCTTGCCATACAATAGTCTCAGTAGCTTCACCGGCTGGGCTCAATGAACCCGCAGGAAGATACATGTATGGTAGGAACAATCCGGAATGAAATGGTGCATACTGGAAGTTGTAGCCAGTCTGAACGTTAGTAATCGGATTGAATTGAGTGCTTTGACCCGCTGGTGCCAATGTCGCAAACAGTGTAGCTGTTGGAGATGAGGCAGAAGTTGGGAAGGCAAACGTAGTAAAGTTTGTACTGTCTACGTTGATTGTGATGGTATAGGTTCCAACCGCTGTAATCACTGGTGGTTTATTACCAGGAAGATAGTAGTTGTTTAGCTGAACCATTCCAAATGAGCCTGGGATAGTTAACTCGATCTTTTGTCCAACAACGTAGCTGTGGGCTTCAGATACAGTAATGACAGCTTGGCTAGCCTTAGTAATCCCTGTGATATACAAGAATCTTGGCTCAACCGGCATCACTTTAGACACTCTACGCACCGTAAAGGCTGTGGCTGCTGATCCTGGTGTATTAAGACCGAGGAGAGTAAACCCTGAACCTGAAACGCTAGAGATGGTGAAGCTCATGCCTGAATACATAAGAGCTCCAACGGAATTGTAAATAGTTACAACGTCGCCTTCGCTATATGTATTCGTTACTGTTGCTACTGCTGGAGTCGCGTTAGTAATAGTTGTACCTGTCAATGCTGCTTCCGGTTGAGGGAATGATTGAACATACGTAAAACCATTAGACGCTGTTGCAACAGAGAAAGCATCCGCTAAAAGCGCTGCGCTACCTGATTTTCTCCAACGAATACCATCATTGACGGCACTAATACCACCACCAAACCACTCTCCCATTACGCATCCCGTAGGAGCTGCGGCTAGCATTTTTGTGTAGTTATAGGTTTTAAAGTAGTCCGCCCCACTAGGAAGAGGGATAATTTGGCTAACAGCTGTTGCAGGCTGTATAAATGTTCCTTGAGAAACGATTGTAAATGGCATATTGTCCTCCTATGAAGCTTGGAATGTTGTGACGTTTAGCCCACTGATCCAGTTTTGGTTTGTAATCGCACGGGCAATTGCAAACTTGGCGTACAGTTGGCTGTTCTGTGCCACAGACGAAACGACCCAAGGGGGACGATATCCGATTACTGCGGTATAGTTGTTCTGTTCGATTTTGGCTGCTGCTTCTAGTCCATACATAGGAATGGTATATACAGTGTTTCCTCTCAATGAGACTCCAGGCGTACGCGCAGCTTTAGATGAGACGAAGAAACGGAAGCGGGAGATAGAACAGTATTCCTCTGGTCTAATTCCTTCTTGCGTTGGATATGCCGATTTAAGCAATACGCCTTGAACTTTCTGTAAATCTGCTGCCAAGTTTGTATTTGCAAGAGCAATAAATGCGTCTCTCACACCACCTGTAGCAAGCTTTAGAGTAGCCTCTAGGTTTGTAAGCATGCTACGAGCATCATTTCCAAGTAGGATATTTTCAATGTTATTAACATCATTCAAAGAAATATTACTAGGTTGGTCGCCGTTTAAGCCCCCTGTGGCGTTTATGTAACTGACCGAACTTGAAAATAGGTCACGCATCAAAAGATCTTCCTTTTCTCTCAGCCATTGTCCTAGCAGTGCTGTGAACTTGGTTAAGGTCTTAGAGTTCTCCCACAGCACGACTTGCTCGTTTGTTACGATGGATTTCGCATAGATTTCCATTGTAGCATCGATGTCGGAACGCACGGGAACTTCTGAGGCTGGATCAATACCGGAACCATCGAGTTGACCGCCATCAGTAGATAGACGCTCAAAACGAGACATACGTGTAGTTTTACCCACATAGCTTTCAGCATGGTGTAGATCAACACCGAAAGAGTGGATTAAGTTAAACATTGGAGTTGACAATAGGTCTTCAGATGCCTGTACAGGCAATTCTGGAGCCATGTTATTAATATTTGTAATTCCTGTCTGGAATGACATAAGAGTACCTCTGTAAATATAAAGTTAAAAATTTCTTTTTATACTTACGTTACAGAGGCGTAGGCTCTTTGGAGTGCGCGAATTCTCCTAATGATCGCTATTTAGGACTTTAACGATTTAAAATTTTAATCGCAACACTCATTTTTCTGTTCTTTCATTTATTTTTTTATATATTTTAGCATTTTCTGACGCAGTCTGAAATAAACACCCAAGCCTGAACGCTACTTCTTTTTCATGCCCTATATCCAAATGTAGATTAGCTATTTTTACCAATTCCTCTCGAAAATTTTCATATTCCTTTTGATTGTCTATGTGATTCATACTTATACCTTCTTGATAATAGATTGCATTCTGGCCCAGTTTGCTGCTCTACGTTGTTCAACATCATGCGAGGAATACGGGGTGCTTTCACCAGATGGTGTTACATTGGCGCTAGACATTGACTTAGGTTTGTTAAAGTTCGCTACAGCTTTATCGGCTTCTTTCTTTGCTGTGGTGTTATTAGGAACGAATTTCTTAATAGCACGATATATATCAGCCCATTTGTCATAGCCTTCATTTAGTCTTTGTAGAGGTCTTGAGACTTCGGGATAGTGAAAATCAATGTAATCTAAATTTTCTTGTGCTATAACCTGGTTAAAATCAGGAAAATCTTTTACCAATCTATTCGGGTATTCTCTTTGCTCATATTCTTCACGCTCCTTCCTTTGTTTCTCTTCCTTAACCGCGAGAAGCTGAGTAACTTTCTTTTCAATTCGTTGATCTTCTGTTTCGTCTTCTTGTATATTGGAACCGGAATTTATTCCATAATATTGCTGATATGCCTGTGGGCTAGGAGCATTCTTTGAAAACGCTGCTTCCATTGCTGCCTTAAGTGCTTCAACTTCTGCCGTTTTTTCAGCCGCTTTTTGTTCTGCTGCTATTCTTTTTGCTTTATCAACTTCCCTTGCCTCACGGAAGGCTTTAAAATTTTGCTCTTTTTGTACATCCACATTTTCTGTTGGCTGAACTACGTTTATTGCAGCTTTATCTTGTGTTGAAATTTCTTGTATCGTATTTTCTGGTGTACTAACAGTCATATTGAGGGCCTCCTATGGTTTCTAGCGTGAATATAGAAGAAAATATTGAGAATGTAAATAAGAACATTGAATTTGACATGCAAATGCGAAAATTTCGTGATGAACTTATAAAGAAATTCGATGAGTATAGAACGACTATTAATTTTATGGCTGCGGATGCACCGATAGGTGCTTTATGCTTACCCGCAGCTACTGAGAGGATCTTGCTGGACGCTGGCTTCTTGCGTATCTACGATCTTTTCAATGTGGATTTTACTAAAATCAAAGGGCTCGGGGTCGTTAGAATCAGGGATCTTGCATCCCGCATCGAGCAATTCTTGTCTATGCTCTAGTAAGTATTCATGCTCTGATGGCATATCGATACCGCTTTCATAGCGAATATATTCCCAAAACTTACCCTCAAAAAAGGATATCGCCCATGCCTGCATGGTTTTGTATCTTTTGTCTACAATTGCTAGTGATGCTAACTCTGCCATTACCATGTCGCTGGGTAATACCCATAACCGTTTCGTTATTCGCTGTAGCTGTTTGTTATACAAAAATACGGCTTGGTTAGGTCTTGGGCTAGGCAAGTAAGGCCAGCAATAGAATTTGCGACGGATTAAGTTCTTGATGAGAGGGTCTTTGGCGATGACCATGACAACGCAATACTCTGTCTCGTTGATCATGTTGTGATAGTTCTGCGCAGCCTCATACAAGTGTGGCTCGATGTCATCGGCCATAGCATGACCAACTTCGAGTGCATTATACTTTGTAGTATCTGCTAGGGACTTTCTTGATAGCTCGCCTGCTGTTATTCTAGTCATCCTTTACCTTTCTATCATAAACTTTTACTACTTTTAATGGATTGGGTGCATTTCTATAAACATGATATACGCCATCTTCACAATCAAATTCCATGTGATTATCAAATATTCCCACTTCTAGTATTTCAGAAGGTAACTCTACATATCCGAAATGACTATTGAATTTTTTACCCATCGATAATCTTTTATTCATTTGTCCATTTCCATCAATGATCACACTTGTTTAATTTTTCAGATTCTAAATATTTACAGCTCTTGCACTCGCATTTCCTTTCTCCATCTTCGTATAAACGGATAAAACCATTCCATGCAAACTCAAAACAATCCGCTTTTTCTTCTACTAATTTATCGAATGATTTTTGTTCGTGTATCAATGATCACACTCGTTTAGTTTTGTATGTGGTGTGGGACGATCTTTTCCAGATCTAGGAAGGAATGCTCCCCATGGATTGCTTTCGCCTGCTGGTGTAATATCACGATTCATTTCCCATTGCTCATTGGGAACAGCTCGACCACTGCCATGTTTGATAACGTCTGCTGTGGTGTTTTTTAGGTAATCAGGATTATGTTTATTTTTTTTACTCATCGTAGAACCTTCGTGTAAAGCGGCTTTACATTCAAAAAACGGACACACTTTTTACATGTGCCCAAATCCGTCTAGTTGCAATAAACGGATTAATGCTTTGCTCTATGAGATTTAGCATAGGATGCCAAAGCATCTGAACTTTTCTTGTATTCTTCTGCTTGGTTCATTTCAGATGAATATTTGCCATCGGCAACCATTACATCTTCCATTTTCTTTTCCCAGTGGCCCTCATTGAATTGTGGCATTGCTGACATCTTATCATGTGGATGATGTCCGTGTTTTTTGTGCTCTTTCATTTTGTTCTCCCTGGCCTATGGCCGTTAAAATCTAAATTATAGCTTCTTCTTGTTTTCTTGCCTGCCTAATTTCTTGTGCATGGTAAAATTCTTCTCTCAGTTGATTAAATTGCATGTCTTCAAGTTCTACCATTACTCTCACAAGATTGAGATCGCTTTCCATACTCTTATGCTCAGCACTAGCGTGTAGATCTTCAATCTTAGCCATACGCTCTTGAGCTGAAGCTTGAAGATCTTGCTCGCGAGCCATATCAACTTTAGATTTGGAGAACGCAGCCATGATCTTAGCGTTATCCATCTTCTCTTGCTGTTCAGCTTGCGCTTGTTGCTGTTGTTGCTCAGCTTGCTTCTGCTCTTCCATATCTTCGATAACTTGTCGCTTGTTGGTAAGAAACGCGGCTCTGATAATAGATTTGTCGGCCACTGCCATACCGAGTTCTTTAAAGTGTAACAGTTGTTGAAGTTCCATCTGCCGTTGAGTCGTGCTGTAGTTCCCCTCTTCGACTGCAATGGCATATTTTTGGCTATGACTTGACCAGAATCTTGGATCGGCATCATGACCAAGGATATTCCGAATTTTACCTTTACTAAAGTTTTTACGAATGGCTTGAAGCCTAATCTTCCCGTATAATCTCTGCGAATAGTCGAGTTTATCAAATATAGTTTGAAGCGTCGTAAGACCAGCGCCCTGTCGTAGCATTGATAATATTCCTGACTTATCATCGGTGGCCGATCCCAAAAGCTCTTCATTTACCCCCGAAATTTTTGTAATATCTTCCGCTAAACTATTTGAAAGCTCAAGTAATGATTGTGGTATAGCTACAGGCTCAATTCTTTGTATTTCACCTGGTTGACGACCTGCTTTAAGCGGAATTAGGAACCCATTACCACCACTTGATTGACGGAAACATTTTGGGTCGGGAACAACGTCTACAGGATATATCCAACCAGCATTTAAAGAACTTTGTAGTAGTTGTAGCTCAATTACTTTGCGCATGTTATACAAAAATTGGCTGTCCCGAAGATTTCTAATAATTCCTTGTTTTCGCCATGCGTACGACTGAACGTCTTGCTCTATATATGTTTGACATGGAATGAAGGGGTAATTATCCGTATTCAAAAGAGTTTTACCATGATAGACCATCTTACCAGATAGACTTATTACTAGTTTTACAGTCGGGATATCTGTCTTGTGTACTTGTAACCAAGGTTGCTGCGCAAGTACGCGCTCCATGGTATCTTCTTCGTCGCCTTCTGCTTCTTCCCATTCCACGGCTTCACCAGAGTAAGGGTCGAGAATGATCTTTCCTGGCCTTGTCGTACGGTAGTAGAATTCATCGTAGGTGAATAGATTGTTAATAGCCACGTTCTGTAACTCAGCTTGTAGTGGGAATCGTCCATCTTTCATACCATCTGGTTTCATCTTGTCTATCTCTTTAGAATAACCTGGAATTAGCATTTTAGCTGCATTCTTAGATGTCCAACGTCTTCTCCATATTCCGTTACAGTCTGATAAATCTTGCTTACGGCTATACGTATCTATCAAATAATTATTCCAGCTAACCGCATCCGTAAAAAGATCACCTGAAATAGGGTCGTAGGTATAATCTGGGTACAAATGAAGTAGATACTCACCCACATCACAAGCCCCTTCAAATGCTTGAGAAAGATATTCTTGGAATCCATCCCTATCATCACACCAGCGCATTACTTTGTTGTAGTCATCTGCTAATGGATCATCGCCATCGCTAACAGGCATTGTGATCGTAGACTTTCGATTCTTACGTTGAAAACCGGCTATCATGTTAATGTGACGCCGTATTAGATTGAAAAAGAACTTCTGAACGTTCTGTGAATTCTGACCATACATTTGATTGTAAAGCTGTTGATCTCCAACTTTAAATCGCTTGTCAATTGCGCCCTGTAACCAATACGTAGAGTTAGTTGTATAGTTAGACTGATAGAAATAATCCTGCATCTGCTTCAGGTGTTTAGTCTGAACGTCTGAGGGATCGATATAGCCTAGGGAATATTGACCAGATTCGTATGATGGCATTTCGTCTCTGTGGTAAGATTGAAATTTAATCTAGCACATAAGACTATTTCTTGCATTGTTTCTCTAATTCTAATTTTAAATTTGTGTATCCTCTGCTTTTCTCATTCAATAACCACATAAGATCTTCCGTTACTTTGCGATAAGCATCGGTTATTTCCTGTTGTTTAAAATATTGACTTTGATAAAATTCAGCTTGTGTTTTCCAGAATTCTTCATCCATTAAAACCCTCCTCCCATTGGATCGTATAACGGACTTTGGTCGTCCTGAAATATCTTCTTCCTCAATTGATCATAGCTAATATTCTCATCCGGATGACTAAATTCACCTTGAGGAAATGCCGAGCATACAGCATACCTTAGAGCATCTAGTATATGGTCGTTCTTTTTAACAGGCTTGTCCTCACCTCTATCGGCTGCCTTAGAATCCCACGCGTATGATTGAAGATGCTCCCTCAATGTTGTACATCCTTTTTGAATGACTATGTTTTTACCACCTATGAATTTAGAGCATATTTTAATCCCAAGGAGTACGTCATTGTTCGCATCCAATATAGGCAAGTCAGCTTGTCGAAGGGCGATTTTGAGAGAGGCAGCTGCAGGATCCACATATATTGCAGATACATTCTTATAGCCAATGAATTCTTTGATGTCCCTAACGAGTTCTTGATCTGTTTTAGACCTGCCTTTCTTAGCTGAATCATAGTAATATTCTGCTTCAACTCTAATTTGAGGCCACGTCTTCGGCGACACAGCCAATAGAACGGCCGCTGTAGCGTTAGTGGTGCCGTAATCAATGCCAACAATGTAATAGTTTGGAGCTGGGAATGGGTTTTCATATTCGTTGAAATGATCGTAGCAGTCATATATAGCTCCGTGTGCAAGTGCCCATTCTCCAAGAATGTAGCGATTATACCACATACCTGTATAAGAGGCTTTCAGTTGTTGTTTGTATGCTTCGTCAAGTGTGGGATTATCTTCGAGGTTAAAGTCCCAGTGAACTAGGTCTAACTCCGGCTTGTCAATATAGTCCTTCTTAAGCCAATGCGCCGGGCCTTCAGGGTTGCAAGTAGCGAGTAGTTTAGCTCCCGGAACTCTTAGACGGCTTTCTAGCATCTTCCAGAATGGCTCCGGAAGGTTTGTTGCTTCGTCGACATAAGCCAGGGCCAGGGTCGATCCCTGAATTGTGGAGACAGCTGACACATCGGGAGCACCCACAAACCAAACATTGCGGCCGTAAAGTTTTGCCATCTGTGCTTTCTCTGTCGGACACGGGAAACCTAATTGCTTATATAGGTGAGTGAGTATGTTTCGTTGTATTGCTGTCCTGTTAACGCCTATGATCATTGCATCACCAGGAGGACCATCTTTAAGGTCCATTATGAGACGTTCTATACTCGCAAATGTCTTTCCAGAGCTTACAGCACCTACCCATATGTTAAAACGATGAGTTGCTTCGCAGAAACTCTTATTCTGTTTTGGACTTGTTGGCATTTGCCTCTAATTCGTTTACTCTGTTTTGAAGCTGCATGATGATATGAGATTGATCTATTCCTACTTGATTAGGCGCAACTAGATTTGTTGTCTCTGGTTCTTTCATTCCCAATTTTGTTTTTGCTAAAAATATCAAAAGGTTAGAGTTTCCAGGAGCTTTATTATTCAAAGCTTTTGCATGTAGCATCATCATTAAATCAGCTAAACCCGCCTCCTGGACATCTGCCCGATAATCCTGGAAACTACAGCCGTATTCCTTTTTGAATCTTGCGTAAAATGTATCGCTTTGTATCCTAAATTTTCCTGATATAGCTACGCCACTACACCCTGCCTCAATAAGTTTATCAACTAAATCCCAATTTATTTCTTTTAAAGGTCTTGCCATAAACTATCATGTCGTTAAGTGTTTTTGACCTCAAGATATAGAATTAAAAATTTAACGTAAATATTTAGCTGCTAGATAACACAAGAAAGCACATATGCAGTAGAAAATGATCAACATCCAATCCATTATTTTGCTTTATGTTTCTTTTTGATCACGATTAGGTTTTCGAGGCTATTATCCGAAGGATCTCCGTTGATATGATAAACATGCTCGTCAAACTCTAGCTCACGCCCTAAATGCTCCTCCATAACATGCCTATGAACTCGCTTCTTCATTCCGTTTATTGTTTGATAAGGGTATGTGTTATCGCTCATTTTTCCTTTGTTTTTGTCGTTGATAATGGTATACAGAATGGGAAAAAAAACTAGAAGGGAAAAATGGATAAAGAAATTCTAATAGAGTATTTAATAAATTATGGAAATCTTACATGGGAGTTGTCCCATAAAGAAGTAATGTATGTCATGAAAGCGATTGATGATGCCTATGAATCTTTACAAGAGGGTACGGATGAGTAACGAATGCGATATTTGCGGAGTACACTGCTTTGATTGTGTCTGCTCAAAATTTGAGACTGGAATTTCTAGAATTTCCCCTGAATTGATTCGGCTTCAACGTGAATTTAATTTGATGTATTCCAATCACATCAAACGGTTAGAGGAAAAGCAATGTAAAGCGGCTTTACATTCACCTCTCTAAGGAATAATCATTGAAACTCTAACCCCAACTTCTTTTATTAAACGAGAAGCTATTTCCTGTAAGCTTTGTGCTAATTCTTCATCCATCTCTGTAGAAATAACTTCGTCTCGCATGTCCTCAAGGGTTTTTATCCAATGAAGCAATCGGATGACATGAGGATCTTGTTTATGTAAACTTACATACAAAACGGTTTTGTTTGTTAGAATTTCTTGTTCTTCAATAATTGCAGTCTCGTTCATAATTTATTCTCCTCACAAACGCGGCATTTACTGCTTTGAATCCATCTCAAATATTCGATAAATGCGGTTTTCGTCCCAATAGCTATCACTACGCTTTGTTTCTCTAGCTCAAATTTAGATTGGCATTTTGTACAAGAAATAATCAGAGTGAGAGGACCCTCTCCCAATCCTCTTTTTGTTTCTTCAATCACTAAATTGCTATCGAATGTATTCATTTCTCCCTCACCCACTTAGTGCCTTTCGCATCTACGTAAAAATCAGGTTGTTTAACTTCAATAGTGATCGTGTATTCCGGCTCCTCTATGGCTTCATTGTAATTTACAGTTATCGGGAAATTATCAATCGGCGTAGATTTAATCTGTTGTGAAACCCACGATTTTAGATGCGATAGTTTTGTGATTGTTTTTGTCACTGTATTTTTCATTCATCAAACCATGGTTTATAATGGTGTTTAAATCTATCCCACTCTTTTGTAAATTCATCGTAGGATACTCCACAAGAATTATATCCATCGACGAGAATGCTCCAAAATGCCCCTACCCATAATGTAGGTTCAATTTGATGGTTTAGTTGCATACATTCTTTCAGAATGAGAAATGCTTTCTGAATTTCTTCTTGATCTGTTGCTTTTGGTGGTCGTCTTTCCATTATTAAATCCCTTTAGATTCTTTCATATATTTGTATATAGAAGCTCTAGAAATTCCTATCTCTTTGCAGATCTGAGTTTTCGTTTTTCTGGTATTCGCGAGCTGTTCTTTTATCATAAGAACTTTTTGTTGTGCAAGAGGTTTTCCCCCTTTGTATTTGCCTTCTTTTTGAGCTTTTCTAACACCGATCATCATACGTTCTCTTGCCAAAGCGGAAAAGAAGTGAATGAACGATTTCATCATATCATATGCGAGTTTACTCATTAGATCGTTTTTCTTTCCTAAGATGATCCCTTCCCGAACAAACCGAATCTCTACCCCTTTTGCCAATAGAAACTCGACTATATCATCAAGATCGTCCCCATTTCTACCTAATCGGTCCATGCATTCAACGAAAACAATATCGTCCTCACGGACATAATCTTTTAGACTTGCCAGTTGATGCCTATTTTTTACTGAGAATCCCGTTTCGATTTCAACGAAACATTTATCCAACTCGATACCGCCTAGCTGGCTATCAGGATTCTGTTCGTCGGTGCTAACGCGTTTGTATCCTATGCGTTTACCTATCATGTTTGTTGTCCAAAAGCAATTTTGTTAGGGTAATTTCATTTCCAAAAACATGCTTATTTCCGCAATTTCTGCATTCAATAGAAGTTCCCTGTGAAAATAAACATGACATTCCATGACCGGAAATAATAACATGTCCGCACTTTAGACATTTAATAATTTCATCGCTCATTTCTTTGCTCATAAACTTCTAACCAGTCCATGTTCCCTCATTCGTTCTGATTTAATAAACCTATGTGGTCTGCCATTCGAATTTCTCTACACTTCTCACATCTATGAATATCTTTTTTTGGAAATGAAAATCCTAAACTAGGTTTAACAATATCCATCGTTGAATCTATCCATTTATCATGCCCACAATCGCACTTGTCTCTAGGCTTGTACATTTTCGAGTATTGATCTTCTATAGGCGAGTGAATACAAACACCAGGAAGAATGCCGAATGCATAAAATTCGCTTTTTGATATGTAATCGTCCTTCAAATCCATAGTTCCTCATTTGGTTTGTTCGCCTTATATTAAGGGTTTTGTATACATTTTGTCAAATGGAAAAAGCAACATGTAGGAAATACATTTTGCGAAATACTTAAATTTTGTATGTTACGTGTCTGAGGAGAGTACCCTATTATTACATGTTAAGCAGTTCGTTGATTAAATTCAGGTAAGTTGCTGAAACCTGAATCTGTTTTGAATTTAATCCTACAATAGGTCCGGTCTTAAATTTTCTGGTCTGCATCTGATGTCTATATTTTTCTGCTCGTCGCATATAGGCGTTCAAGTCTTTTGGTGGAATAGATGGTTTGTTGTCTTCAGAAAATCTCCAGTGAGTTACACGGTGGAGTATTTTGTCCCAGTGGTGCCATTTTTTATAACGGTATTTCACATAGGGCAGTATCGATTTCCCGTTTTTTACAATTACCTCCCATCCTTGCGGCGGAAGATTGTCTTCAACGCTAATCCATTCCATTCTCATTTCCTTTGCTTTTCCGTTATCTTTTTGTTGAATTCAATATCTATATCATCGTACCCATCACATTCTGTAAATTTTTGTCCCGGCTCAGGTGTTACATTTCGGATTAGTGCCAGTATAAACATTATTTTATCAAATGTAAATCCTATGTGTTCGCAATACAAGACAATGGAATCTAGAAATTCTAAGCGTTCTGTATCTCCTAAATTTTTTATATTTTTGTATGATTTTTTTAGATCTTCAAGATTTTGTACATTATCCATTCTTATTGCATCCCTGCTGCTGTTGATTCAGTAATTTCCCTGTTTTTTTCGTTCTGCTTGTATCAACTTCCATGTCAATCTAACTTTTTGCATAAACTTCTCTTCATCCCATCCCACATGTATGTTTAAATCTATCAGCATCATTATTAGGGCTGTGTTCGCTTCTAAATATGATAGATCTTTTTCAAACAAATAATCTTTAATATACCTATCAAGGCTATTTATTCTTTCTAAGCTTTCTAAGCTTCCTTCTTGAAATGTCATTTCGATCCTCTAATGCTTCTTTTTTCTTTTTCTTCACTTTCTTCTTGAAATGAGCACAAAAGTTTCTCTGCATCAAATCCATAACCTAAAAATTCAATATTATCTGTAAAAAAATAGTTTCGTTTGAATGGTGTTAACTTTATATCGATTTCTTTTTCGCATCGACATTCCAAACAATCCTCATTACATTGTTCACTCATCTTAACTTCCTTTTTTCTCTAAATTCTTGCTTCATTATTTCACATGTCTTATCAAAAAAATCTTCAGAATATCCATGCATTTCTAATGTGCCTACGAAAATTGCTGTTATAAAAGCTAGAATTTCATGTAGAGGTATTTCATATTCGTCACAATAATTTTCTATCAAACCGTGTAGTTCTTTGATCTGCTTATCTTTCATAATTCTTCTCCACAATGGGGACAGCTCTTTTTCTTCTTGCCTGTTTTTTCTTTTGTCTCTCCTTCTTCTTGGCATGAACCTAATAGCTGCTCTTCGGTGAAGCCATATCCTAAAAGTTCTAGAGGATCCCATAAATTTCCGAGTAGGTCATAGTCAAAACTTCCCTGATGCAAATTTAACCCGATGCAGAGCTCATCTACTTCTTCGTCTAAAAGCTCGCGATCTGCTACCCAGCACTCTACAGTTTTGATCTTCTTCTTCTTGAGAGCGCGTATTCTTTGATGTCCTCCTATGATTGTCATGTCAGTATTTATGATGGGCTTGTCAATGAGCCCGAACTTATCTATAAAATTGGATAATCTGTCAAATTGATCTTTTTTGATCTGTCTAGGATTTTTTGGATGTTCTTTCAATGACTTTATTGGTAATTCTTCTAGTTTCCATTTAATCAATTTTGACTCCTAAAATATTTTCAAGTAGTTTATTTCTTACGTTAAAATCTTGTAAAACACGTAGTGCTTCCTCTAATTGAAATACAGCGCATTTCTTTCGTTTTCTCTTTAATTTTTTCATCGTATTCATCTTTTTCAACTTTCTTCCGCTCATATGTCTCCATAAAATCAAATAATAATTTATCAAACTGTCTTTTCTTGCCTATATCTCGTTCCCTTATTTTTTTCTTAGCTTTAGCAATAATGACATTTTCAACATAGTCTTTTATTTCTAACATTGGGTCTAACATATATTTATTGAACTTTTGAATTATTGGAGGAGGCGTAATATTCTCTATAATCGTCATAAAATTACTCACCATTAATTTATTTAATTGTGATAAAAAAACTAACTCTGTATAGTCCTCATCCGAGGTAACGATGAGCGAACATATTCAGTTAGAATTAAACTTTCAACAAAAAACTTCAGAAGAAATGACTTTATCTTTGATGCAGAAGCAAATTGACGAAATGTCGGAAAGTATGGGTAAAGTTAGGCGCAAGATGTTTGCTGAATTGGGTGAGGTCAAGAAAATGCATGACACACTCATAAAAGAACATGCTGATTTGAAGACTTCAGTTAGCGCTATGCTGAATCAAAAGACTGAGTGGCTCTATCAAAATGGTGACACTCTCTTTGAGATATCTGACAAAAAACAAGCGTAATTCGGACAGATTTCGATTTATTCGGACAAAATTGATTCAATCTCAATCCTAATGCCTAAAGTTTTGCTTTTCTCCTGAGAGTATTTCCACGTGATGCGCGGGTCTGAGTCAGCGCGTCCTTTGATTGATCGAAGCTTTCCTTCTTTTGTCATGTAGGACTTTTTCTTTTCAGGAAATATACACTCTGAAATTTCATCACGCAAAAATTTAAATGCTGAAACGTTATTATCAGAATCCAAAAGCCTTGGACTGAGCCTAGTCATAGTTACCGTGCATGGTGTGGCTACTTCCTTGTCTAATGCATGAAATAGCGCCCTGATAAAGAATTGCTGCTGTCTATGCCGTCTACTTGAAATAGTCCAATGCTCAGAGCTGTTTGCCTCGCTTACTGTTTTTAGCGGAAGCTCCCACATGATCTTTTCCATTCAATCCTCCGCAACATGGCTCTATTGGTATTGCTGTTTGTTTTGTACATCCTCTTAGTCCACCTTTTATGAATTTTTTCACCTCAGCTTCACGTTCATGAACTCTATCATATTCAGATTGATTAAAAATATGAATAGAATATTTTAGACAATCATTATAGGTGTCGAACACAGGAGAAACCGTCTGATTATTATAAAAACACCCAAATAAAAACCGCTCATCGTCGACTGCATCTACTAGATAAATGTAGACCTCAAAAACTATATCCCCAATAGAGAATCCTTCCCTAAACGTACACGTAACGAAATGCTTGCTTTTCTTGAGTTCGTCCGTGTTTTTGTATTTTTTCATAGCCCCTACATGTTCTGAATCTCAGGTATTTCTAAATAAATATCTACTATTAAGGGATGACTATTATGATTTTCCGCGCTGAAAAATTTATCTTCTTCTTCTACATAATATGCCCTATGCGGGCAAGAATATGTCATATTTTCTTGCAACCAACATACAAGATACTCGCAGTCTTCGCTAGGCGTGTCATTGACTTTTTTCCACATATTTTCACTCCAAAACATTGAATTTGTTAACTTTAAGCGCTTCCTTGAATTTATCTATGAATCCTTTCTCATCGTATTTGATAAATACACCTGCTGCTGAAGCGCCACCATGTACGATTTCTACATGTTTACTGCAACATTCTATTTTAGCAACTTTATTTTTCATTCCATCGTATTTTGCTGCGTATTTTCGGTTATCTTCCTCGACTTCTTCTTTGTTTTGTGGCAATTGAGGTCTCTCTGTACACGCCCATTTGAGAGCTGGCGCCATTCCTTTGGTAAGCACTGTCTGCGGATGAGTAGCCCAAGCGACTGCGCTCTTTACGGTTTCTTCGTCATAGCGCGAGGTAATCTGAACTTGTTCTTTCAGAGAAATGTCTACTCCCTTGAGGCATTCATAAACTGCGGGATTATCGAGCGATGGTTTTGGTTTCTTTTTTGGTTCAGAAAAAACAGCAGCAGCCGGCGCAGCCTGTTGTTGTTTCTTTTCTT